GGCTGTATGGTCGCGTCGACTCTCTGGTCGCGACCGATTACAGCGCAGGCGTGACCGCGACCGTCTCCGGCACCCTTGATGCGCTGACCCTCAGCAGCTCGGCCACCATCGCCAACGGCGTGGGCGCCAGTCTCACCGGCACGCTCGCCGCCGTGACCTTGAGCAGTTCGGCCACGGTTGCCAACGGCGTCGGGGCGACACTGTCGGCCACACTCGCCGCTCTGCAGGCCAGTTCCGAGGCGGCCGTCGTGGATGGCGCGGGCGGATCGCTTACCGTCACGCTCGCCGACGCCGTCATGAGCAGCACGGCGGCGGTCGGCACCCTGCCCGTCACTGCGGATCTGACCGGCACGCTGGGTGCGCTCACGCTGTCCAGTTCTGCCACCGTCGCCAATGGCGTCGGCGCGACGCTCGCCGCCACGCTGGGCGCGGTGACACTCTCCAGCTCCGCGTCAGTCACCTCACTCGGGGATGCCGCCGACGCCTCGCTGTCGGCCACGCTTGCCGCGCTCACCGTGTCGGCCACAGCAGAGGTGCACGGACCGGACGTCGACCTGCCGCGCACGTCGCGCATCGGTACGGCGGTGCTGGACCGCAACCCGCGCGCCGCAGTGTTGCGTGACCGTCGTCGGATCGGTGGCAATGTCCTGAGGGCCGCGGCATGAACGTATCCGAAATCATCGTCGGCGACACCCTCCAGTTCGATACGTCAGTGCCGGACTATCCGGCCTCGATCGGCTACACACTCACCTACCGGCTGGTGCCGCGCGTGAGTGGCGCGGCCATCGAGATCACGGCCAGCGCCGACGGTGACGACTACACGGTGAACGTGGCGGCGGCCACCACGGCCGCGTGGACGGCGGGCGAGTATTCGTGGCACTCGTATGTCACCCTGACCGGTGCGCGCTACACCGTCGGCCAAGGCCAGATCACGCTCAAGCCGAATCCGGCCAGCATGACGGCGCAGGATACGCGCAGCCACGCGCAGAAGATGCTCGCCGCGATCGAGGCGCTGCTCGAGGGCCGGTCGTCCAGCGACATCGAGTCCTACACCATTCACAGCCGCAGCATCACCAAGATGTCGGTCGCGGAGCTGGTCAAGTGGCGGAGCTTCTACCAGCAGCAGGTGCGCTCCGAGATCGCGGCGGCGAGCCTGGACAACGGCGTGGCGCCGGGGGGCAAATGGCTCGCGCGCCTATGACCCCACTGCAGCGCCTCATCGCGCCGATGGCGCGGCGTCTGGGCTTCGTGCCGCGGCCGTCGCAGCGGACCAGTGCGTTCACCGCGGCGCAGATCTCGCGGCTGACCAGTTCGTGGACCACGGACCCGGGCGCGATCAACCGCTGGATCCGGTGGGAACTGCGCACCCTGCGCGCGCGTGCCCGGCAGCAGGTGCGCTCCGACAGCTACGGCCGGGCGTGGGCACTGGCTGTCGAGCAGAACGTCGGCGGCCCGTGCCCGTTCGAGCTGCGGGCCAAGATCCGCACCAAGCGCGACAAGCCGGATGTGCTGACGAGCCGCCGCGCCGAGTTGGCCTACAAGGATTTTTCAAGGGCTGCAGTGTGCGACGTCACCGGCCGTCTGTCGCTGCAGGCCATGCATCGCCTCAACGTGCGCGACTGGGCGGCCGACGGCGAGATCCTCATCCGCCTGTATCCGGGCGACGGCCCGCACGGTCTGCAGCTCCAGGTGCTTGATCCCGAGCGGCTCGACGTGGAGTTGAACGAACGCTACGCCGATGGGCGGGCGATAAAGACCGGCATCGAGATGGACGTCTACGGCCGGCCGGTGGCGTACCACATCCTGCGCCAGCATCCTGGCGAGTACGGACTGTGGGGCCAGACGCAGAACCGCGAGCGCGAGCGCGTGCCGGCCGATCAGATCATCCATGCGTTTGTGCCCGAGTGGCCCGAGCAGGCGCGCGGCATTCCGTCGCTGGCCGCGAGCATGTTCCGCATGTGGCATATGGGCGAGTTCGAGCAGGCGGCCGTGATCAACGCCCGCGTTGGCGCCTCGAAGATCGCCGCGATCACGCTGGGCGGCAGCGACGAGAAAACGCTCGCCGACGGCAAGGATAGTGTCGGCAACTACCTGAGCGATTCCGGCCCGGGCGAATACTGGGTGATCCCGGAGGGCGCCGAGCTGCACGACTGGTCGCCGCAGTTCCCGGACGCCGCCATCGAGCCGTTCATCCGCGCGCTGCTGCGTGGCACCGCCGCCGGCCTGGGCGTGGCCTATCACGCTTTCGCCAACGATCCGAGCAACGTCAATTACAGCACCGCGCGCGTGGCGCTGCTGCAAGAGCGGGACATGTGGATGACGCTGCAGCAGTGGTACGTCGAGCAGGTGGTCGAGCGGATCTACGAGGCCTGGCTGCTGTACGCGCCGCTCAAGGGCGTGGTGCCGGTGGAGTGGACCAATGACCGCCGCATTCGCTCGGTGCGTTGGCGCGTGAAGCGGTGGGCCTGGGTGGACCCGCTCAAGGAAACCCAGGCGCAGGCCGAGGCGCTGTCGGCACGGCTCACCAGCCGCACGCGCCTGGCCGACGAAGCCGGCGAGGAATTCGAGGACATCCTCGAAGAACTGGCCGAGGAACAAAAACTCGCCGCGCAGCTCGGCGTCGTGCTCGACGCCCCGACGCCCGCGGCCGCTCAACCGTCCGAGGCTGCACCCAGCGGCGCGGACGACGAGGACTCCGACGATGACAGCACAGACAGCACTGGCCAATAAGCCCGCGCTCACGCGCGAGGCGCTGCTCGCCGATCTGCGCAGCAAGCCGCAGGAATTCGTGCGGACGCTGGACCGCGCGGCCGTGGACGAACAGCGGCGCACCGTGGAACTCGCCTTTGCCAGCGAAACGCCCTACGAAAGGTGGTGGGGTGTGGAGGTGCTCGAGGTCAGCCGCAAGGCCGTGCGCATGGACCGCATCAAGGACGGTGCGCCGCTGCTGGCCGACCACAACAGTCGCGACCAGATCGGCGTCATCGAATCCGTCACCCTCGGCGCCGACAAGGTGCTGCGCGCCACCGTGCGGTTCTCACGCAGTGCGCGCGGCGAGGAGATGTTTCGCGACGTGGTCGACGGCATCCGCACCAAGGTGTCCGTTGGCTATCTCGTGCACGACATGATCCTGGTCGAGCAGAAAGAGGATCAATCCATTTACCGCGTCACCGACTGGGAACCTATGGAGGTCTCCCTCGTGTCCATCCCGGCCGACAACTCGGTCGGCGTTGGACGCTCGGCGACCCTCGCTCGCGTGGAGGAAACCATGAGCGAATCGCAGCACCCCGCGCAGGCGGGGATCGAAACCCAGGTGCAAGCGCACCTCGAATCGCAGCGCGCAGAGGAAACGCGCGCTCATGCGGCGGTCCTGGCGCGCATCAAGGAAATCAAGGATCTCGCCCGCAACTATCAACACGTGTACCCCAAGGCCGGCGAGCTGGCCGACACCGCCGTGACCGATCCCGGCATGACCGTGGACCGGTTCCGGGCCACGCTGCTGGAAGCCATCCGCCAGGCGCGGCCGGCGCCCACGGACGTGGGCTCGCCGACGCCGGACGACTATCGGCAAGGCGCGGCGTTCGGCCAGGGCGGACGCGAGATCATCAGCTACGGCACGCTGCGCGCATTCAACGGTGCGGCCAAGCGGCTGAATGGTCGAATGACCGACCAGGAGATCGCCTACCGCGCCGGCATGTGGGCGCGGGCCGTCATCCACGGCAACGCCGATGCGCAGCGCTGGTGCCGCGATGCGGGCGTGCAGGTCCAGCAGGTGGGCGATCAAAGCGCGCGCACGATGACGGAGGGTACGTTCACCTCGGCCGGCTGGCTGGTGCCGGTGGAGATGGAGGCCGGCATCATCGCCAACCGCGAGCAATACGGCGTGGCGCGGCGCATCTGCCGCATCGTGCCCATGTCCTCGGCCGCCACCAGCATCCCGCGCGTGACGTCCGACATCGAAGCGTATTTCGTGGGCGAAGGTTCCGACGGCACCGCCTCCGATTCAGCTGGCGACCAGGTCAACCTCTCGCTTAAGGACCTGATGGCCTACAGCAAGATCGGCAAGTCGACGGCGCAGGACACCGCGATCCCGCTGGCCGAGTTCGTGGCCGAGGAACAGGGTCGCGCGTTCGGCATCAAGGAGGACAAGTGCTGGCTTCTGGGTGACGGCACGAGCACCTATGGCGGGATGCAGGGCCTGATCACGCTGCTGGAGAACTCGTCGTACACCGGCGGCCGGGTCGCAGCGTCCACGGGTGTGGACACGTTCGGCGAGATCACCACCACCGACGCCTCGGCCGTACTGGGCCTGCTGCCCGTGTATGCCCGTCCGGGCGCGCGGTGGCTGTGCTCCGGCATCGCCGAGGCGCTGGTGTTCGGCCGCATCAAGGCCGGCGCGGGCGGCAACGACGTGCGCACTTTGCGCGAGGGCGTCATCGAGTCCGACTTCATGGGCTTCCCCGTGACGGTCGCGCACCCGATGCCCTCCGGCGCGGCCACCGACTACAGCAACAAGGTGATGGTCATCCTGGGCAACTTCCAGCTCGGCACGGCCATGGGCGTGGGCCAGGGCATGACCATGACGGTGGACCCGTACACGCTCGCGCACAACAACCTCACGCGCCTGATCAGCACCGAGCGGATCGACATCGTCAACCACGGCGTGAACAAGTCCACGAGCGTGGCCGGTCCGATCGTCGCCCTGCACGGCGCACCCTGATCACTGAATCAACCTGCGGGCCGGCGCCCTTGCACCGGCAACCCGGCCCGCCTGCGGAATAGGAGATTCCCGCATGTTTCCGGTCCTCAAATCTGTTCTCGTGCTCGACAAGCGCGGCGCGACCAACGGCGAAACCGTCACCGCCAACATCGACACCCTCGGTGCCGACTGGATGACGCTCGACGTGCATTCGAGCACGTCGAACAACACGACCAACAACCCGTCGACCTTCAAGTTGTCCGAGGGCGACACCACCGACGCCACCGCGTTTTCCGACATCACCGCGTTCGTCGGCGACGGCACGGGCGGCTGGACGGTGCCGGCCTGGCACACGCAGACGGCGGACGCCAAGTGCGTCAAGTTCGACGTAGACCTGCGGCACCGCAAGCGGTACTTGAAGCTGACGCTCACGCCGATCACCACGCAGGATTTCATCGCGATCGCCAACCTGGGCCGCAACGAAAACACGCCCACCAGCGACGACCAGCGCGCCCTCGTGCGCGGCTGACCCTCAACCGACTGAGCACCCGCACCCCATGATCCCCGCCTCGCTTCTTCCACCCGCGCAACTCGTACCGGCTCCCAAGGTACGCGCCGTGATGTCCGTGCCCCGATTGGGGTTCATGGACATGTTTTTCTGCGCCCTCGGAATCCTGCCCAAGTTCGGCATCGAGGTGAGCAAGACGACCGGCGCGTTCTGGGGGCAGTGCATGGAGCGCGGGATGGAGCAGGCGATCGCGGAGGGGTGCGACTACGTGCTCACGCTGGACTATGACAGCGTCTTCACCGAGCGCCACCTCGAGCAGTTGCTGGCTCTGGCCGTGCACTACAACCTCGACGCCGTGGCGCCCATCCAGATCGGGCGCCGCAGCGAAATGCCGCTATTCCGGCTGCGGGACGGCAACGGCGAGTGGATGCGCGAGGTGAGCCGGGACACGTTTTCCGCTGACCTGGTGCGAGCCGGGTCCGCGCATTTCGGGCTCACGCTCATCAAGGCCAGCAAGCTGGCGAGCCTGCCCAAGCCGTGGTTCATTGGCCAGCCCGACGAGGCCGGCCGGTGGGGCGAGGGCCGCATCGACGACGATGTGAACTTCTGGCGCGGCTGGGAAGCGGCGGGCAACACCCTGCACATCGCCTCCCGCGTGGCCATCGGTCATGCCGAGCTGAAAGTGCTCTGGCCCGATTGCAACCTCGAAGCGCTGCACCAGCACCCCAGCGAGTTCTGGGAGCGCAGGAGCGCACCGGAGGGTGCATGGACGTAGCCAAGGCCCGCCGCGGCCGCGTCCCAATGCAGGCGGATCTCGAAGCGCCCTTCGCCGCTCCGGAGCCGGAGTTGTCCGTGGCGCCCCCTTCCCGCGAGGCCGGCCGAGCGCCGCGCCGTCGCAAACGCTACCGCGTGACGCGGCCCTATGGGCCGTACAAGCGCGACGACATCATCGAACCCGTCGGACTGTACCGGGACTCGCTCCTGGCGCGCGGCGTGATCG